CATATCAATATAGTGTTTAGCTTTAAGAAGGTCCTCTTTCCCACCCTTTTTAGATGCTCTCACTATGTACTTTATAGCGTTGCCCTCCGCGAAAAGCAACTTGTTTTTGTTTATAAACTCTGCCGGTTGAATGACAAAATCCTGGTAGTGCCGTCCTCCAATTTGTTTCTTAAGACTTTTCATAAAAGTATAATTCCCACAATAAATCCTACAACAAACCAAATTATTTCTTGTCTATAGTATAAGGACCATATTTCACATTTTTGCTTCCATTTTTTCATAGTATATATGCTCGATCAAAATCTTTTGGATCTAAGACGTGTAATTCACGCTTCGCTCTCGTCGCTCCAGTATAGAATAATCTATGTAATTCATCTGGGTCGTGACTAAACGTTTCTAGCGCTGCATTAGTTATGTCTTGCATCAATAAAACTTTGTCGGCTTCACCTCCTTTTGCTCCGTGTATTGTTGACATTATTATACGAGGATTTTTATTTATCATCTCACCATTCGCCCTCATATTACGAATGTAAGTTTCTGTCATAGGATCTAATCCTTCGAATGCTTCATACCATACACTGTCTGTAACCAGACCGTGTTCAGCTCTACAATCTCTCATTAGATACTTTGTGTCAGAATGTAATGTCTTACCTTTTTGAAATCCAGGTAATACGTGTGATCCTAAATATTCATATATATTTTTTATTTCTAAATGATTTAACTGCGCATCTTTACGCCAAGCTTCCCAATTATTTAAAGCCATAAGAAGTTTTAATGGTATAGAATTACGTCCTTTAAATTGATAGTACCAACCTTGTATCTCACATAAATCTTTAGCGTCATCTAAAAAATAATTAGCAGAAGATAGAACTAACCAATTACCTTTAGACATATCTACTTGTGTAATGTCAGAATATCTTTTTAAAATACCTTCGTCATCTCTAGGTTTATAATCTTTATCAAATCTATTCTGTACTTTGTTTATAATATTTTGTGATAGTTCGTGTATAGGTCCGCCTGGTATTCTATACGATTGATCTAATACTTTAATATCATTAACTTCTTCTTTCAAAGCTATGAAGTGATCTACATCAGCTCCAGCCCATTTAAATATTGCTTGGTCATCATCACCTGCTATGTAAGTTTTTCCTGCTTTAGACCAAATCTTTCTTACCATCTCCCATTGTAACAAAGATAGATCTTGTGCCTCATCTATAAACAATACCTCAAACTTATTGTGTTTTTCTTTTGCAATAAAATCTTCTAATAGATCATTAAAGTCTTTAAGTCCTTTTTCTTTTTTAAATCTTTTTAATTCTTCTGCTAGTAAATACAAAGTATCTCTCTCTATATCTAATATGTTTTGTCTTGAATCATAATATTCTAAAAGATCCATTCTTTTTACAGCTGCTGTATTTATGATAGTAAGATATTCATTGTCAGAATTAAATGTACCATCGCTATCAGAAAATCTTGCAGTCTTAATTGGTATGCCACACTTTTCGCCAAACTCTTTGTAATCATCAGCACCTAACATTTTTTCTTTAGTCATACCTAATTGATTAAATGCATAAGAATGTAATGTTCTAAAGAATGTTAGATCATTTTCCATATCTAAACCAAACTTAGCCGCGGCCCTCGTTGCAGCTTCGGTTGCAGCTTTTTTAGTAAAAGAAAAATAACCTATTTGCCTAGGTCTAACGCCTTGCTGTATAAATTGATCTACCAGATTTAAAAGTGTTGTTGTCTTCCCTGTTCCTGGTGGTCCTAATATTATTGTCTTCATTAAAAGTTTTCTATTTGATATGGTGTTTTAGATACTGCAGCTTCTGATTGTTTCATTGTTTTTATTTTTATTAGTCTTGGTTGTTGTTTTTTAATACGTACTCTTTCTTCTCCTACAAACTCATCTAGTCTTTTAATTAAATTACCTGTTTGATTTTTATCTTTTTCCCAATGATTTCGTTTACAGAAATTATAGAAGTCTTCCATTCTAAAATATGTAAATTCTCTTTTTTCATCAGTAAAAGGTAACTTATTAAATACATCATCAATTGTTCTTGCTGACTGTCTATTTGTAGTCCAATCTTGTAGTAGTCCTGTAAGTTCATTAATAGGATTTAAAGATTCTAAAGGCTCTACTTCTTGTAGTCCTTGCATCATTGGTTTTAAAAAATGTTGTTTCCAGTCTTTTGGTTTAGGTATAGGCACAATTAAATTTGCTTGATCTAAACACGCTAATGCAAATAAATTTGGACTGTAAAGTTGTTCTGATTTTAATTCTATTCTTTTTTTATCTACATCTAAAAACCATTGTGGTGGTGCTGATGAGTATTTTGTAAGACTGCCAAGTATAGGCATTTCTTCTTCTCCAAAACCTACACCAAATCTTTTTGTTCTACATAAACCAGATTGACATACTGCATTGATAGGTGCATCTTTACATCTATATTTGTCATAACCTTTACGATTAACTGATTTAATTAATTGTTGAACCTCACTATTACTTAAAGGTGGTTCCATAAATTTCATATTAGCTTTTACAATTTCATCTTCCCAAGTATCTGGTGATGATTGTTTGTAATACACAGCTATATTAAATAATGCATTGTTCCTGGAACCCTCACCAAAACCTGTTGATGCAAGTTTATTTAAACAAGGTGGACCTCCAGGAAATGCTTCCTCTATTTTTTTCTTTTCCGTTTTAATCTGTTCCACCTGATCTTTTCGCAAAGAAAACTTATCATAGAGCTGATAAAATTCCTCAAGTGTACAACCGGTGCCATTATCGTTGATAGCATAGCGTAAGCCTTTCATATCATTGTAGTAGGGTAAATTTAAAAAATTTCCAGTGTCCCCACGATCCACTAGAATTTCTGTTTGTTTGGGAAATATTTCTGAACCTTCATAACCAAGTATGATGGCCATCTCTTTTAATTTTGATTGCATCAAAGATGCAGGAATGTTTTCTTTAGTAAATAAAAATACGTGTGCTCCGCCTGATTTAGAACGGCAAACTATTAAGGGGAGGTTAGAAGTTCGTATGCTTTGAATGAGCTTGCTATGATCAAAATTATATTCATCGATATCAATGCAACCCCACCTGCAATCATTGTTCTCTGTAATAGGGATAATTCCGAGCGCTGCTCCTTTTCCTTCAAGATGATTTTTCCAGAGTTCGTCTGTGACGGTGCCACGTACAATAAAAGCTTTTCCTTTTTGTTTTCCGCTTTCACCGCGTTCACCGGGTTGGTATTGTCCATATGCTATTGTTAATCCGTTAAATATATTTTTGAATTTGTTCATTATCACTTCTCATTTCTTTGTAAAGGGGAATTTTGCAATTCCCCTTATTTTTATTAGTAAGGAGTTGAATCCTTAACTTTCTCTTCTACATCAGCTTTTGTTTGAACGGTCCCTTTAGATACATTTCCAGAAAAACTCTTTGCATCTAAATACAAAGACTTATCTGCCTGACCTAAAATTCTGTTCTGTGTTACAACCCAGCCATACCAAGAACCTTTATCGTTCTTTTGTAAGGTAGATGCTAGATTATAAACAACTCCGTGCATAGGAGGTATAGCAAATCCCCCTTTACCGTCAGCAATTTGTATGGTTTTCATCATTGAATTCCATTTTTTGCTTACATTTAATTGAGTTGATTTCATTGTGATCAAAGCAGGTGTATAACCACCGTTCTTTGTCTCAATCATTACATAGTAAGAAGCTGTCTCTTCTAAATAGTTACCGTTAGGTAATCTAATTTTAGATCCATCTCTCTTACCTGTTGCGATTACCGGACTGTTCGGTAAGTGTATAGCCACAGGAGCACCTGGACCATCACCTCTATCCGACCATTCAGGATAATCTTTTTTGTAGTAACAAGGAATAACCTTGATACCTTTTTTACCATCGTATAGTTCGCTGGTAACAGTATTATAGATCATACCAGGTTTGGCACCCTCTATATACTTTGCATCACCATCAGTTACCTGCGGTGATAGCTGTCCTAAGATTCTGACAAATGGTAACGCCATATCTTCTTGCGTCATATTTTCAAAACCT